GGTGGCGCTGGTCGGCGAGACGATCGAGCAGGTGCGCGAGGTGATGGTGTTCGGCGACAGCGGGATCCTCGCCTGTTCGCCGAAGGACCGCCGGCCGGAATGGGAGGCGGGGCGCAAGCGGCTGGTCTGGCCGAACGGGGCGGTGGCGCAGGTGTTCTCGGCGCATGAGCCGGAAGGCTTGCGAGGACCGCAGTTCGATGCGGCCTGGGCGGACGAGCTCGGCAAGTGGAAGCGCGCTGAGGAGACCTGGGACATGCTGCAGTTCGCATTGCGGCTGGGCACCCATCCGCGGCAGGTGGTGACGACGACGCCGCGCAATGTGGGGGTGCTGAAGGCGATCCTGAAGAACCCCTCGACGGTGGTGACCCATGCGCCGACGGAGGCCAACAAGGCCTATCTGGCGGCGTCCTTCCTGGAGGAGGTGCGGACCCGATACGGCGGGACCTCGCTTGGCCGGCAGGAGCTGGACGGCGAACTGGTGGAGGAGGTCGAGGGCGCCCTGTGGACCCATGCGCGGATCGAGCAGGCGCGGCTGAAGGAGGCGCCGCGTCTGGGCCGGATCGTGGTGGCGGTGGATCCGCCGGTGTCGGGGCATGCCGAGTCGGATGCCTGCGGGATCGTGGTGGTCGGCGCGGTGACCGAGGGTCCGCCGCAGGACTGGCGGGCGGTGGTGCTGGAGGATGCGACCGTCACCGGCGCCTCGCCCGACGCGTGGGCGCGGGCCGCGATCGCGGCGCTGCATCGGCACGGCGGCGACCGGCTGGTGGCCGAGGTCAATCAGGGCGGCAATCTGGTGGAAAGCGTGATCCGCCAGATCGACCCGCTGGTGCCGTTCCGGGCGGTGCATGCATCGAGGGGCAAGTCGGCCCGGGCCGAGCCGGTGGCCGCGCTCTACGAGCAAGGCCGGGTGGCGCATCTGCGGGGGATGCCGCTCTTGGAGGAACAGATGTGCCTGATGACGCCCCAGGGCTTCAACGGCAGGGGCAGCCCGGACCGGGTGGATGCGCTGGTCTGGGCCTTGACCGACCTGATGATCGAGCCGGCCCAGGGCTGGCGGCGGCCGAGCGTCCGCACTCTCTGATCCCGTCCTGAACCCGGTGCGCGGCCCGCGACGAGGGACGCGGCGCCGGTCGGAACAACAATCCGTCTGCGGTCCGGGGGCCGTGGTCCTGGCCGTCATGGCCGCACGAATGAGGAGCTTTCCCAGATGGTGTTCGACTTTCTGCGGCGCGGGCCGGCGCCAACAACGGAGGCCCTGCGGGTGCCCGAGACCAAGGCCTCGGCGACCGGGCGTGTCGTGGCGATGCAGGTCGGCGGGCGGGTGGTGTGGAGCCCCCGCGATGCCGTGTCGCTGAGCAAGACCGGGTTCCAGAGCAATCCGATCGGATTTCGGGTGGTGAAGCTGATCGCGGAGTCGGCGGCGGCCCTGCCGCTGGTGTTGCAGGACAGCGACCGGCGCTATGACCTGCACCCGGTTCTGGACCTGATCCGGCGGCCGAACCATGTGCAGGGTCGGGCCGAATTCCTCGAGGCGGTCTACGGCTTCCTGCTGCTGACGGGGAACGCCTATCTGGAGGCGGTGCCCGGTGCGTCGCGGCTGCCGGGCGAGATGCACGTGCTGCGGTCGGACCGGATGGCGCTGGTACCGGGGCCGGACGGCTGGCCGGTGGCCTATGACTATTCGGTGGGCGGCCGGCGGCACAGGTTCGACATGACCGGCGCGGTGCAGCCGGTCTGCCACATCCGCAGCTTTCACCCGCAGGACGACCACTATGGATTCTCGCCGCTGCAGGCGGCGGCAGTGGCAATCGACGTGCACAATTCGGCCTCGGCCTGGTCGAAGGCGCTGCTCGACAACGCCGCGCGGCCCTCGGGCGCTATCGTCTATCGCGGCGCGGACGGGCAGTCGGCGCTGACCACCGATCAGTACGAGCGGCTGGTGAGCGAGATGGAGACGCATCATCAGGGCGCCCGCAATGCCGGGCGGCCGATGCTGCTGGAGGGTGGCCTCGACTGGAAGCCGATGGGCTTCAGCCCGAGCGACATGGAGTTCCAGCAGACCAAGGAGGCGGCGGCGCGCGAGATCGCCATCGCCTTCGGGGTGCCGCCGATGCTGATGGGCATTCCGGGCGATGCCACCTACGCGAACTATCAGGAGGCGAACCGCGCCTTCTTCCGGCTGACGGTGCTGCCCTTGGCGGCGAAGGTGACGGCCGCGCTGTCGCACTGGCTGTCGGGGTTCACCGGCGAGGCGGTGGAGCTGCGGCCCGATCTCGATCAGGTGCCGGCGCTGGCGGCGGAGCGGGACCAGCAATGGGCCCGGGTGGGCACGGCCGATTTCCTGACGGTGGCGGAGAAGCGGGTGCTGCTGGGTCTGCCGCCGCTGGCGGAGGATGCATGAGCGGGCGCCCTGCTCCGGGCGGGTCGCGGTTTCTGTTCGACAGTTTCGATGCCGCCACGGCGCGGATCGAGGCCAACGAACGGGTGGCCGAGGAACGGTGGGCGGCGCTCGACTATCGGCTGGAGCTGATCGACGCGGCGCTGGAGCGGCTGGAGCGGCGCATCTGGCTGGGCGTGACCGGGGTCGCGGTCTTTCTGCTGACGCAGATGGCCGAGGCGCTGCTGGCGGCGGCGATGAAATAGGAGGGCAGGATGGATATGGCAGGATTTGGCGCGCCGGAACGGAAGTTCCACCGGCCGGAAGAGGGGATCACCGTCACCGACGGCACGATGGTCTCGGGATATGCGAGCCTGTTCGGGCGGCGCGACCAGGGCGGTGACACCGTGCAGCCGGGGGCCTATGCAGCCTCGCTCGCTTCGCTGGCGGCCTCCGGGCGGCGGGTCAAGATGCTTTGGCAGCACGATCCGGCGCAGCCGATCGGCGTCTGGGACGAGGTCCGCGAGGATGCGACCGGCCTCTGGGTCAAGGGGCGGATCCTGGCGGATGTGGAGCGCGGCCGCGAGGCGGCGGCGCTGTTGGCGGCGGGTGCCATCGACGGGCTGTCGATCGGCTATCGCACCCGCCGTGCGGAACGCGACGGGAAGGGGCAGCGCCTCTTGTCCGAGCTGGAGCTTTGGGAAGTGTCGCTGGTGACCTTTCCGATGCTTCCCGAGGCGCGGGTCTCGGCCAAGGGCGACACGCCCGACGACCGGACCTGGCGCGAGCTGGCGCAACTCTTCGAGGCTGCGCGGCAGAGCCTGGCCGGGCGCTGAGCGGCCGTTTCTTGAGCGAGGAGCAGAGGATGACCGAGACAAGGGCCCGGGCCGGGGTGGAAGCATCCAGCGCCCTGAACCCGGCCGCGGAAATGACCACCGCGATGGCAGGATTCCTGAGCGAGCTGAAAGGCTTTCAGGGTGAAGTGAAGACGGCGTTGCAACAACAGGAAGAGCGACTGACCATGCTGGATCGGAAGACGATGAACTATGGCCGCCCGGCGCTTTCGGCGGCGGCCGAGGTGGACGTGCCGCACAAGAAGGCGTTCGATGCCTATCTGCGGTCGGGCGATGACGACGGTCTGCGCGGCCTGCCGCTGGAAGGCAAGGCGATGAGCACCGCCGTGGCGGCGGATGGCGGCTATCTGATCGACCCGCAGACGGCGGACACGATCCGCTCGATGCTGGTCTCGACGGCGTCGATCCGGGCCATCGCGAATGTGGTGAACGTCGAGGCCTCGTCCTTCGACGTGCTGATCGACCGCAGCGAGGTCGGATCCGGCTGGGCGACCGAGACCGGCGCGGTGACCGAGACGGCGACGCCGCAGATCGACCGCATCTCGATCCGCCTGCACGAGCTGTCGGCGATGCCGAAGGCGAGCCAGCGTCTGCTGGACGACAGTGCCTTTGACGTCGAGGGCTGGCTGGCCGGCAAGATCGCGACGCGGTTCATCCGCGCGGAATCGGCGGCCTTCGTCAGCGGCGACGGTGTCGACAAGCCGAAGGGGTTCCTGCTGCCGCCGAAGGTGCCGAATGCGAGCTGGACCTGGGGCAACATCGGGTATGTGCCCTCGGGCGCGGCCGGCGATTTCCCTTCGGCCAACGCGGCGGACTGCATCGTCAATCTCGTCTACGCGCTGTCGGCGGAATACCGGGCGAACGCGACCTTCGTGATGAACTCGAAGACCGCCGGCGCGGTGCGCAAGATGAAGGACGCGGACGGCCGCTTCATGTGGTCGGACGGTCTGGCGCTGGCCGAGCCGGCGCGGCTGATGGGGTACCCGGTCCTGATCTGCGAGGACATGCCGGACATCGCCGCCAACGCCTTCGCCATCGCCTTCGGCGATTTCCGCTCGGGCTACACGATCGCCGAGCGCCCCGACGTGCGGGTGCTGCGCGATCCCTTCTCGGCCAAGCCGCATGTGCTGTTCTACGCGACCAAGCGCGTCGGCGGCGACGTCAGCGACTACGCCGCGATCAAGCTGATGCGTTTCGCGACGACCTGACGGTCGGCGTGAACGCCCGGGCCCGGAAGGGCCCGGGACTTGGGCGCGTGCCGGACTGACCGTGCCGTCTAGCTGCTCCCCTCCGTCCGAGCGGTACGGGGCGCGCGCCCAGACGGCAACCCGGGGTTTATCGGAGACAGGCGATGATGTTGAGCGAAGAGACCGTGGTGCCGATTTCGGCCCTGCCGCTCTTGGTCATGCGGGACCACTTGCGGCTGGGCAGCGGGTTCACCGACGACGGGCTGCAGGATGCCCTGATCCAGGGCTACCTGCGGGCCGCGCTGGCGGCGATCGAGGGGCGGATCGGAAAGGTGCTGCTGGCACGGCGGTTTCGCTGGACGCTCGATTGCTGGCGGTGGACCGACCGGCAGACCCTGCCGGTCGCGCCCGTGTCGCTGATCGTTTCGGTTTCGGTGACTGACGCCGATGGCGCGGTGACCGTCATCGACCCCGCCCGCTATCATCTCTTGAAAGACGTTCACCGGCCGATCCTGTCGGCCAGGGGCGGCTCGCTGCCGGCAATCCCCGCGGATGGCCGGGCGGAGATCGTCTTCGAGGCGGGTTTCGGGCCGGCCTGGAGCGACGTTCCGGCAGAACTGCAGCATGCGGTGCTGTTGCTGGCGGCCGAGTACCACGAGCACCGGCACGAGTTCGGGATGCGGGAGGCGGCGCTACCCTTCGGGATCCTGTCGCTGATCGAGCGCTGGCGCACCGTGCGCATCCTGGGCGGGGGCGGCGCATGACCCGGGCCATCGCGCTGAACCGCTCGCTCGTCCTCGAGGCGCTCGAGCGGGTTCCGGACGGTCTCGGCGGCTTTGCCGAGACCTGGGTGCCCCGGGGCAACCTCTGGGCCGAGATCGTGCCCGGGTCCGGGCGAGACCTTCCCGGCGAGGAGGTCATCAAGTCCGCCGTTCCGCTTCGCATCACCGTGCGCGCGGCCCGTATCGGTGCGCCATCGCGGCCCGTTGCGGCACAACGCTTTCGCGAGGGGACGCGCGCGTTCCGGATCATCGCCGTCGCCGAGCGCGACCCCGGCGGTCGATACCTGACCTGTTTCGCGCGCGAGGAGGTCGTGACATGAGCTATGGCGTCGCCGAGGCGTTGCAGGCCGCGCTGTATCAGCGGCTGGCTTCGACATCCGCACTGGCCGGCGTGCCCGTGGTTGATGCCCTTCCGAAGGGGCAGGGCGAAGGCACCTTCGTGCTGATCGGACCGGAGGAGGTGCTGGACCAGTCCGACACGACCGGGCGCGGGGCGGAACACCGGTTTGCGGTGAGCGTCATCAGCGATGCCGCCGGCTTCCAGGCCGCGAAGGCGGCAGCGGTCGCGGTCTCGGACAGCCTGATCGATGCGCCGCTGACCTTGTCGCGGGGCAGGCTGGTCGGGCTCTGGTTCGTCAGGGCCGTCGCCCGACGGCCTGCCGAGGGAAAGGTCCGGCGGATCGACCTCACGTTCCGGGCACGGGTCGAGGACTGACCCCGGGACGGACCGGGCGACGACCCGACACATCATCATGGAGAAGAAATCATGCCTGCACAGAACGGCAAGGACCTGCTGATCAAGCTCGACGTGTCGGGAAGCGGTCAGTTCGAGACGATCGCGGGCCTGCGTGCGACCCGGATCAGCTTCAACGCCGAGACGGTGGACACCACGACGGTCGAAAGCCCCGGCGGATGGCGGGAACTTCTGGCGGGCGCCGGGATCAAGTCGGCATCGATCTCCGGCTCCGGCATCTTCAAGGATGCCGATACCGACGCCCGCGCGCGCCAGATCTTCTTCGACGCCGAGATGCCGGGGTTTCAGGTGATCATCCCGAGCTTCGGCGTGGTCTCCGGACCGTTCCAGATCACTTCGATCGAATACGCCGGCAACCACAACGGCGAGGCGACCTACGAGCTGACCATGGCTTCGGCGGGCGAGCTTGCGTTCACGGCGCTCTGATGGCGAACCCCTGGGCAGGAGAGGTGGAGGTCATCCTGGACGGCGAGCGGCGTCTGGCGAAACTGACGCTGGGCGCCCTGGCCGAACTGGAAGCGGCGCTGCACAGCGGCACGCTGATCGACCTCGTGGAGCGGTTCGAGCAGGGGCGGTATTCCACCCGCGATGTGCTGGAACTTGTGGTTGCCGGTCTGCGGGGCGGCGGCTGGCAGGGCCGTGCGGAGGACCTTCGGACGGCCGAGATCGGCGGCGGCCCGGTGCGGGCCGTCCGGATCGCTGCCGAACTGCTCGCGCGGGCCTTCGCGACCCCGGAGGCATGATGACCGGTATCGACTGGCCGGGACTGATGCGGGCGGGATTGCAGGGCCTTGGACTGGCGCCCGAGGCCTTCTGGAAGCTGACGCCGATGGAGTTGCGGATGAAGCTGGGAGCGGAGCTGCTGGGCCAGCCGCTGACGCGCGACAGGCTCGACGAGCTGGCGCGCCGGTTTCCTGACGGAAGGGGGCATGACGATGGCTGAGATACAGGGCCTTGACGCGCAGATCACGCAACTGGAGGCCACGCTCGGGGGTACGGGCGGGATGGTGGCGGCGTTCGACGCGGAACTGGCCAAGATGCGGGAAAACCTGGCCTTCACCGGACGCGAGGTGAACTCGCTTTCGAACGGCCTTGGATCCGGCCTGAAAAAGGCCTTCGAAGGCCTGATCTTCGACGGGGAAAAGGTGTCGGACGTCTTGAAGGGTGTGGCGCAGTCCCTGTCCACATCCTTCTTCAACGCGGCCATGAAGCCCGTCCAGAATGCGATCGGCGGAATGTTCGGAAATCTTGTGGGCGGCTTGACCGGCGGACTGACGCCGTTCGCGACGGGTGGTGCGTTCTCGCAGGGTCGCGTGATGCCGTT